AAAATCATTTCAAAGGGTGGTTACCTTCATAGAAGAACCTGAATTTACTCCTTTCAATATAAAGGTTTCCGACACGGGAACAGAGTCCCTATAATCTCTGCAAACCAGCTATGAATACTATTACAACAACCGATTATAAAATTAAAAAACAAAAAAAAAAAATTTATGAAGCTATTGAAGATTCCGATATTGATGATTTTGAGGATTCCACATATAACCCACAGATTTCATTAAATAGTTTATTTCCAACAATCAAAGTTGATCATACTTCTGGACTTGATAAGAAACAGATGGATAAAGCATTTGATATAATGGAAAAAATTTCTTCAGTGGTCACAGTTGATACCATGAAATCTTTGAAAGTCATTTCAGATGCAACAGAGGCTGTTTCAAACAACATGATTCAGATTTTGACAAATGTTCCTCCTATTGTTGTTTTTGGAGTTGCAGTCACAATGGCAATAACCAAACGCAGTAAGAAATGGGCTGCAGTTGCTACTGCTTCTGCAGCAACAATTGCAGCAGTTAATGGAGCTTTCACTCCTCCAGTTCAAGAGAAGTTGCAAAGTCTATTGGCCTATGTTACTGATAAAGTGTCTAAAAATAAAAGTGAGGAAGATGAAAATAAACCCCAGATTTTTGAAGATGTTGAGGATTTTTATCTTGTTCCAAATTTTTTGTTTGCTTATATGACAAGTTCATTTTCAAAGTGTACTTCTAAGACTGCAAAGTCGATGGAATTTGTGAAAGAATTAGCAAATTGGGAAAAACGAAAATCCAGTTTGTCTTCCATTACTGATATGATTGGAGGAATGATCATGAAAATCTTTAATTATATTAAGCATGACTTACTTGGATTCTCTGCGTTCGATTTATTCAAAACTACAGAGCGTGAAGTTAAATCGTGGTCTGATGAGGTCATGGATATGTCACAAAAGAATTATGAAGGCAAACTTCAATGCAATCATACAAATACATCACGAATTTGGCGATTGAGGATGCAGGCATCTGGTCTTTTGCAAAAGAAATATGGTTCGGTTGCCACTGCAAATTTGGTTCGTACCAGTGTGACTTATCATATGCAAATATTGAACAAACTTGCTGGTCCATTTGATGCCATTCATGGTGTTGGAGGTGGACCCCGAGTTGAAGCATATGCCCTTTGTGTTGTTGGCAAGACCGGTGGTGGTAAATCTACAAATGTTATTCCACTTGTCAATGGTGTTGGTTGTGAGATTTTGGGTGAATATGAGGCCAAACATCTTATGGCTTCATGGTCTGATTATGTTTATACAAGACAGATTTCACAAAAATTTCATGAAGGATATCATGGACAACCTATTCAAATTGTCGATGAGGTTTTCAGTTCAAAAGATATAGCGGGAGATCCTGATAATGAATATAGTGAGGTCTTACATGGAATAAATATATTTCCAGATTTATTGCACATGGCTGATATTGCAGCAAAAGGTTGTACATACAATCAGGTTGAATTGTGGGTTGGAACGACCAATGCTACATTTTTGAGACCAAATTCTATTCACAATCCAGAAGCTGTTATGCGGCGCTTGAATCTTATTTTCCAGACTGTTAAGAAGGAATATGCGACCGATGATACAGCCAACAAAAATCCATACGATAGAGTTCCAGATCCTGTTAAAATGAGAAGTCTGCCATCGTGGAGTCCTGAAGTGGCTGAATACCATTGGTTAAACCGTGATGCTACAAATCCATTTACTACTATTGATTGTTCAAAACCTTCATTAAACTTCAATGAGATGGTTGAACACATAACTAGTGAGGTCAAACGTAATAGGACTAAACATGCCAATTATATGAAAGCAATCACTGGTGATTATGATTCACGAATAAAGGCTCGTGATTTCTCTAAAGAAAATTCACCACAGATTGGTCCTTCAGCTGATTTTTTTAGAAGTCCAAATGATACGCGTATTGATTATGATAGTTTATCACCCATTGAAAAGATTTTGTATGATTCACGTGAGAGCATGCCAGATCCAATTGTTGGTGAAGATGGACTTACTGAAGAAATCACTCTTGATGAGTTAATGGAAGAATTTGAGGAAGAAGCTACGAGTTATTCACAGGAAAGGGCTGAGTTTTTGGACAAGCTCAAAGGAGTCATGAAGTTTGAGGATGATGAATTTAATCGTTTTTTGACTGTTTTTGGTTCATCTTATCGATCTTTGTCAATGAGCAATGTTAACAACTTGGAATCGATATATAATGTGTATAAAATGGTTCCCAACTTGTTCGATCCAGTGGAGAAGAAAGGTTTTGCAGCTTGGAAAAAGGCAATGACAAATTATCTTGCTACTACACATTTTATGAAGACGTGTAACAAATATACTAATCAAGTGAAACGTGTCACTCGCAACGAGTTGAATCGTATGAGAGTATATCAAGAGCGGGTTGGTAGAGTTTTTTCCGATATATTCACTACAATTAAAGTTTGGATCTCAAAACATAAAACTGTTTCTATTCTCTTGGCAACTGTCACTATTTATCCAACAATACGTCTTCTGATTTCTGGCGTTCTAAAAATGGTTGAGATGGTTGGTGGGGCTGTTGCACCAGCTGCCACTGCTTGTATAATTGAGAAAAATATGATCGATAAATCAATTTCCGAAGCACGATATCTCGATTTTTTTTGTCAAAAACATCAAATTCAGAAATACAGAGTTACTAATAAGAGAACTGGGCAGTTTACACACACATTTATCCAGCCTGAATTTGTTCCTTATTTTAACAAAGAATATACAGTGGAAGTTGCATATGAATTTACCCCACTTGATAAACGCATGCGTGATGTTTCATATAGAGATCACACGGCTGGCACTATTTTGCAACCTCGTGAGAAGGATGAGTGCTATAATCCAGATGGTAAAGTGCAATGGCAAGAGAAGGATGATCCTTTCATCAATTATGAGATTGATGATAAAGTTATTGATGGAGTTGGTACAGCTCATGATCGTTTTTGGGCTTCCGGTGCAACATTCCAGACTATTAATTCAAATGCTCCTCAAAAATATGATATTGAGGGCAGATCAAAAAATGGTGGAAGGAAACCACGTCCAATTTTAAAGAAAGGAAATGTTACCAATACTCAACAAGGTTTTGATCAAGCACTTGTTCAAATCAGTGATAAAGTTGTTAAAAACAATCAATATAGCATGTTCATTGTTAACAACAAGAAACATGAAGATTCGAATTATTATGGAGGTGTTGTTTTTATAGCACAAAGATTTTTGCTCATGCCTAGACATTTCAGAAATTGTTTGGATATGCGTTTGGAACATGGTTTCAACGTTATGTCTGATAAAGTTTATCTTGAACACTTTGATGTTGATAAAAGTTTGACATTGAGTTTCAAAGATTTTTATGATGAGATTGAAAATGAAGTTGTTAAAGAGAGAGATTTGATTGTCTTGAACATGAACCCTGCTATAGTACCACTTCACAAAGATATTAGTCGTTTCTTTGTTGAAGAAGCTGTTTTATCACCAGATATGAGATATAAAGTGTGTCTTACTATTTTGGATGAAGGGAATATTGCACGTAGTTATGGACATGCATTACTTGAGGAAGAGCATTCTGTCTCTATGCCTCGATCCATTGGGGGTGATTATAAAATAAAACATGGATTCTCTTATACGTTGAATACTCGACAAGGTGATTGTGGTTTTCTGTTGTATCTTCATCAGGATACAGTGAGCGAAAAGCGTATATTGGGTATGCATGTTTGTGGTGTTCAAAAGCATGGGACAGGTGTGAGTGTCCTTATTACATATGAGATGATTCAGGAAATTCTTGGTAGTGCCTCTGCTCAAACATTTGATTATGTTTTGACAGAGTGTAATATATCTGAATATCCAGAGATAGAACACCCTGTTTATAAGACAAATCTTCCAGTTTCTATGGCATCAAAGACAAAAATTCGTCGTTCAAAATTGTGGGGTCTTTGGGGTTCACCCAAAACAAATATTGCTCGTTTGACAGCAGGTGTCACATCATCTGGTATAACTAGAGATCCAATGTGGTATGCTTTAGATCTTTATAATGTTATGAAAGTTCAGGCAGATGAGACGTTGATCGATCTCATTACAAAAGCAATGTATTCACACATGAAAACTGTGTCAGACGAAGATGTTGCACCAGAAATTTTGACTTTCAATAGAGCCATACTTGGAAAGCCTGGTCAACAATATTATGATGCAATTCCAAGAAATACCTCTCCCGGTTATCCTTATGCTCAATTGTTGAGAAGGAGGACCAAAGGTAAAGAGATGTTTTTTGGGAAGGAGCAAGAATATACTCTTGAGTCACTTGAATTGGAAGAATTGAAGGAACGTGTACTCTTTTGCTTGGATGCTCTTAAGAAAGGTGAACATCCCATTTGGATAAATTCTGTTGCCCTTAAAGATGAGAGGAGGAAATTACATAAGACAGAGGAATATCTAACAAGGATTGTCTTTGGCAGTCCAGTTGATTTTATTATTGTCATGCGAATGTATTTTATGTCATTTTTTGTTTGGTTCAAAAGAAACAAGATAAGAAATGGTTCAGCTGTGGGGGTTAATCCTTATGGATCTAATTGGCATGAAATTGCATTATCTTTGCTTAGGAAAGGCCCTAAGGTCTTTGCTGGTGATTATGTTGGTTTCGACCTTATTTATCTTAGAATGATGTTATTGTCAATTCTTGATAACATTATTCAACCGTGGTATGATGATGACCATTATTTGATTCGAAAGACAATGCTTGAGACTGTGACAAATGGAAAGTTTATAGTTAAAGATATTGT